TTCTGTGTTTTCGCTTTGTTGCGACGGTTGATAGCCCTTTTGTTTCGACCGTAAAAACTTTGAAGAAAAGTGCCTGTAGATCAACCGGCCTTCGTCGTCCTCGGTTCCTAGCCAGCGATAGGTTTCTTCCCAATACTCAATCGTGTCGCCTGCCGAGTTGCAGCAAGGAAGGGTGATAAATTCGTCAATCGGCCTGTCGCCGTCAAACGAAGTCACGGTGTATTCAAAATCGTGAAAATCACCTTTTTGAAATATCACCTTTATTATTTCGCGATCGCTCATTTGCTATTCTGCTCCGAAATAGCGTGTAGGATTTGGTCAACGCGGGAATCCCAACCCGCGACCGTTTCGCCAACAATGGCAACGAGTTCGGTTTCGTCTTTGGCATTACCGGCAGCGTCAAGCAGTGCCGCTTTACTGGCCTCAGTGTACTCGGTTGCAATCGTCTCCGCTGCGATCTCGCTTCGATCGTCTAGCAGCGGCCGAATAGCGTCCGAAATTGTCGAGGTAAATCGAGCATAGAAGCCATCGACCCAATCGACAAAGTTTTTCGATTTGCATCCTTTGATGACTCGATTCTTTTCTACCGATTGCACCCGCGAAATAACTACCCGCATCGCTCGCGCCCCGGTGTCGCTTTCGTCTAGGTCGTCTTCGGGGTCGTCGTCTTCGCCCATCTCATCGCCGGCGCCCGGAGTGATAGCCGGATTAGCGTAGACGTCGCCGCCTTCGTATGGGTTCAGGTCAAGCAGTTCGCGGGCTTCGTTTGGCGAATAGATACGAGCATTGATGCCGGTAGACAAACTGTTAATCGTCGTCGAATAGTCGGTCCGAAGTAGTGCCCGGTCGTGAAACTTGAAGTACAGCACGTCCGCCGCTTGTTCGCGTTCGGTTAGCAGTTTGCGGTCTAATTCTTCCTCCCAGGTCTTGAGCCACTTTGCCAAGCAGTTCGATAGATATGCCAACGTCCGCTGCTCGATGCCGTTGTACGATGTCGAGTCGTCGCCAAGGATCGTCTCAATTGAAAACCACAACGCAACATCTTCGCGACTAAATTGTCGGCTGTCATTGATCTCAGCGTCTCGGCTGTTCATCGACACGACGTTAGCTTTAATGCCTTCGCGTAATAGCCCGATGTTGCCGTTCTGGTCCGGCCCGCCATGCTGCTTGCGAAACCCTTCGAGAAACTCACGGGCCTGTTTTTCGTCGCGGAACATATTCGCCGGTGCCTCAAGTAGCATCGATGAGCGGAATCCCTTGTCAAATCCGCTTTTCACAAGCTTATCCGCTGCGATGCCGATCGCCCAATTATCGTTTGCGATCTTCCATAGACTAAACCCTGCGAATCCATCAAACCCAAGCCCCGGAAAGTGACACATTTCACTGTCCGCGATAACCATCAAGCCGCCGCTGCCGGGGATGTCGGGATCGGCCGGCATGTCGATGTCTCGATACTTGCGGATCGGCTCATCTTTGTGCGAATCGTATAGATACCACTTTTCGCCCTGCCACATGACGATCGCCATCTTCGCAGAGTCCAGCGGTAGCAAGTCGAGGATGCGAGAGTTTGCCGTAGTGCCGGCCCTGCGGATCCATGCGAAGCCATTGCCGTACATTAAACAATTCGCCTGTAGCGATTGCTTGAACTGCATCGGTGTCTGATAGTAGTTCGGACGCTTCTTGCAAAGCATGTAACGATAGTCGTCGGTCGCACGCTCCGCCCCGCGTTCTAGTCCGCGATGGAGCACCAGCGGCAACTGCCCCATGTGCCCGCTGATCTTGTTGACGGCATACCATACCGGTGCATAGCTCATCGCCTTTACTGGCGAAACTATTTTCTTATTTTCATCGTTTACAAGTGCATCGAACCAACCGTTGAAAATGCGGCCGATGTTAAGCAGTCCTGCCATAGTTATTCCTTTAGCTAATAAACATCGAACCGTGTGCCCGTGCCCGTGTGCTCATGCAAGCACGAAAGGCCATCACCACCGCAACCACCGGGTCAATCTTGTCGCGGCTATTTGATTTATCGAACATCCACCTATCCGCCCGATCCCTGACGATTACCGCATTTTGTACGCAATATCTTAGCAAGGAATCCGATCCGCTGTGCGAAAATCGCCCTTCGGTGATCGCTTGCAAGAATGCTCGGATAGGCTCGTTAAAATGAAGGTAATTCTGGGGCATACGAATAGGTTTAAGCCCTTCTTGCTCAAGATGCCCCGCAATCACATTTGCCTGATAAGGGTCGAATGCAATTTCCGATATGCTCCAATCTTCGCATTCTTTGATCAAGTCATCCCGGAGTGAATCAAGAGCATACTTGCCAACGTCGATTAGTCCCTGCGAAATAAACGACGCAAAAGGCTGTAGCGACAAGTCGCGGCGGGTGTCTGCAAACATATACGATCGCTGTTTGCACTCATAGCGATAGATTGGCCTTTCGTCTTCATCCTCGCCAACCCTGAATCGTGCAACCACCGCCCAGGATGCCAAGTCGTCGCGGCCGCCTAGGTCAAACCCCGCTGCGATTGCGTCAGCGTCTTCCCACTCGGTTAATCCGGTGCCAAGTTCATCCCATCGCCGCACGTCAATGGCGTGCTCTGTGGACGATGTCATGCGGTTGCAATGGTAGCGCAAGAATCGATTCTTGGCTGTTTGCTTGGCCTTAGCTTCCGCGGCTTGCTCTCGTAGATAGTCAAGCTTCACCGATTGCCCCAGGCCGGGGTTTGCTTTGATCCACGTTGATTCGTCAAACGGGTCATCGTCGTCATCGAGTTCGGCAACGTAGGCGAATAACTGCGGATCTGCTGCCTGTTGCTCTAGGATGAGCTTGCAATATCCAACTTCGTCTTTCCATAGCTCCGATTTGTCATCTCCTGCGGTTGTGATTGTGCAGAGTAGCGGCTGTCGCCTTGCACCTGAGCCGGTCCGCATCGTGTCATAGAATTTTCGGTGACGCTCTACCCAAGCATGTAGCTCATCAAGAAAGATTGCGTGAGGGTTCAATCCGTCATAAGGCTTATCGCTGCCAAGCGGCCTGATAAGGCTATGGGTGGCGGGGAATTGAATAACACTAACGCGGCTGTCGGCGTGCTTGCTTAATGTCTGCGATGCCGCAATCATCTGCTTCGCGTCAGTGAATAGGATCGCCGCTTGCTCTCGCTTGGTCGCTCCGATGTATACTTCGGCAGCGGCCTCGCCGTCAAAGAATGCGAACAGGATAGCAAGGCCGGCCGCCCACGTTGTTTTGCCGTTTTTTCTGGCAACCGAAACGAAAGCACGACGGAATCGGCGGAAGTCGGTTTGCTTATGTTTCCAGCCAATTATGTTGGCAGTGACAAACTTTTGGAAATCGCAAAGCTCAATCGGTTGCCCTGCCCATTCGCCTTTGTAGTGGCGGAAGATCAGCGGAAAAATCAGACAAGCATTTTCTGCCAAGTCCCAATCGAAATAATAATCGCCGGGATCATCCAGGTCGCGCAAAAACCGCTCACAAGCTAGGCGAACCCACTTGCCGGCGGTTATCTTGCCACTAACAACGCCTTCGGCATAAGCCGTAACGTCGCGGCGGATGTCAACCGTTTGCTGCGACAACCTTTTTCGTTTGCATCCTCTTGAGCATTTCGAGCACTGGATCCGCGTCCTCTTCGGTTTTTCCTGTTCTGACCCGCGACCGAGCGGCCGGCGTTAAACCAAACTCAATGCAGATTTTCAGAATCTTGTCCGTTAGTGCGTCCCATTCTTTTTGGGCAGGATGGACCGATGGGACGCCCTTTTCGTTCTGGATGATTAACCCTTCTTCGTTAACAATCCGCCAGCACTGATCAGCACGGGCACATGCCTTCGCGTATTGCGTCATCTGCTTTTGGTAGCTTGGCGATAGCGTGCCCATGCCGCTTAGGATCTCGGCAACTTCGTCCCAAGCCCTGTCCGCTGCGGGATCGTCGGCTACCTCGTGCGGCTTGACGGGGCAGCCGGCCAGCGGCTTGGCAGCGTCGGTGATGCGGCGCTGAGGGTTTTTGTCGTAGGCTCCGCTTCGCTCTAGTTCTTCTGGCGGCTTTCTAGGTCGTGCCATTTGCGGGCCTTTGTTTGGCGTACAAGGAGCGAATCATTTCGCGTTCTATAATCTGCCGGATCTCTGCTTCGGACGCTTTTGGGGTCATTTGCGGGCCTTTGGGCGGGCTAAAATCGGCCAAAACAGGGCGGCTCTCGTTTTGTGGAGGTAAAAGCGAAGG